GTCGTCGGTCTCGTCTGGGCCGTGTAGCAGTATGTCCTTGGTGGCATCGGGTAGGTCCATGTCCTCAACGTCGGGCAGCAAGACGTACGGGATCAGCTCGGGCATCTGGATGGGGATCACGTTGGCAGTGGCCCGACCACGGCCGTAGCGGCTGTGCAAGGTGCTCAGGACCTCGGCCGGGGCCTCGTACAGCGGGTAGCCCACGGGGAGCCCCACCGCGTCGCCCGTGATGGTCAGGAAGCGCGGCGCGTGGCCAGCGTAGACCTCGATGCCCACGTCGTGGTTGTTCCAGTCGGTGTGGAAGGTGCCGGTGGCCAGTATGCGAATGCCGTTGCCGCTGGGGCTGCGCTCGGTGTAGCTGCTCACGGCGTCGATGATCTCCAAGGCCCACGGGGCGATGACGCCGTCCTTGACGCAGTTGTCCAGATCGATGCCTACCACGTCGGTGATGTCGGTGAGCACGAAGCCCACGCCCTTGTACTTGTTGGGGTTAAGCCGTTGGGAACTGTTGGCGGTGTCGAAGTCCACCCAGCGCTTGACGTCCTTGGTGCTCAGGCCGTAGTGGTCGGGGTGGTAGGGGATCTTGTCGTACTTCTGCCGGGTCTCGTTCCACACGGCCTTCCATGGGGCCCAGCGTCGCATGTCCTTGAGCTGCTGCGGGATGTGCTGCGGCTTGAATACCCGCCCAATTGGTGGCAGGTCTGGTGTTGTCTGTGTCATTTTTATACCCAAACGTACCCAAATAAAAAGTGAACAACGGCTGCGTGGGTAGTTCGCTTTTCGGTGCGCTCATGACTTCGCACCTAGCCGTGTTCCGAAACGATTATAGGTCCGCAGTCGGCGACAGCAGGTCTATCAACTCCGGGTCGATCAGTATAGACCGATGCACGCCGGTGGCCTGCTCGATCTCCCGGATGCGCTCCACGGGCACGTAGCCTTGGCGCACCCAGAAGCTGACGTTCTGCTGCGTGCAGCCCAGCATGTCTGCCAGCTTGGCCTGCGACCCTGCGGCCGCCACGGCCTGCTCTATCCCTGATTTCAGTTCGGTGCTCATTTTTTTACTTTCGGTGGTTTCATTGTTGGTTTCGGGCAGTTGCGTGGGACGTCGTCAATATCTTCGGCGATGGCCCACACCCCCACCCACCTGTCCTTCTCGACGATCCAGCTCTTGACGTAGGCGTCCCGCATCCTCACGAATATCTCCCTAGCCAAGCGCGTGGACATGCCGAGGCAGAGCCCTAGGTGGGACGCAGTCATGCCGCCAAGGTAGTCCTGCCGCATCATCTTGCGCACCTCGTCGGCCCTTGTGACCGGGACCGGCACAACGATCACGGCCTCCATGGTCTTGATGCTGTGCCCGTTGGCGCACTCGTACCGGCGGTAGGTCTGGTGCCCGGGCTTCTCCCGCGTCTCGAGCGTGCGGGTCCACGCGTTGCAGGTAGGGCAGATCATGAGTTTTTTGCTTTCAACTTGGCGATAAGAGCAAGAGCAAATTGGTACATCTCACGAGTTTCGTCGTATCCAACTGTGTTGTGTATGTCCTCGTCCGTGAGCTCTACCCACGGGCGCTTGTAGTCCTGTATGTCGTCGTCTTCTTCGATGCGGTTCATTTGCCCTCCTGTGGCGGTGTGCAGGTATGTATGGCAGTCTTGTCGGCTGTGCGCTTGCCACAGCGTTCGCAGAAGTTCCACTCGCGCTTGGCCAGTGCCGCCTGCTTGCCATCGTGATAGCCGCTTTGGTATGCGATGGTCAGCATCTCAGGCTCCTGCGCTGGCTGTGCCCTTGCATCACACGCAATACATCCGTTAACGCACAACTTGCATTTACCGTCCTGCAACTTGTCCGCAGCCATCTTGCGCTTGGCTGGAAAGCCACCACCCCAGTCACCCTGCCGCTGGGCAAGTTCGTCGAACGCTTCGTCTTCTTCGGTTTTCATAGCATTCCATTTCGTAAAGTTATGCAAGTGCCCTCGAGCAGGGTGATCGTCGCGTCGCCCTTGGCGGCCATCTTGCGTAGGTTGTCCTTCTGCGCGTCCACCGCGCTGCGGCATTGCGGTTCAGTTTTGAACCACGTTTGTGATTGCATGAACTCGCAGTTATTGTTCATGCAGACAAACAGGACCGGGATGTAGATGACTTGGATCATGCGATCAGCCACCACACAACGCCGCCTACGCAGACTACAAAAACAATAAAAAAGAATACCGCAAGAACCAGCAATATCAGGTCGTCGAACAGACCTTCCTCATCGTCGTCGTATTTCATTTCGCATCCTCCTCAATCAACTTGGCAATGCGCTTGCGGTCACGCTGTAGGGCTTCCAGCGTCCTCGTTTGCACGGGCATAGAGGAACCAGCAAGCACCAGTTCAATGCACCGCGCCCGTGTTGCTGCGGCCACCATGGCCCCATACTCAGACTCAAAGTCTGCCAAGTCGCCAATGCCGCCGTGGTCGTATGCAATCTGCTGCAACCACTCACGCTGCTTTTCGCTGATGTCATTTCTTCCGATTGTCATTTCGCCTCCCTCGCTTTCAACATTACGTCTGCCATTAGGTATGCCTCAATTGCTGTGTCTGCCATCACGCCTGTGGGGAAAGATTTTGAGGTGTACATGCCTTGCATAGCCAACCCAGCGTAGTGGTCGCGCAGGGTCATGTCTTTGGCAAAGCCGCCGTGGACTTCTTTCCATGTGGGTTTGGTTTCTTCTCTCATGCTTGCTCCTTCAGTTCATCTAATCGGCGGGTCAATCGTTTGATGCGGGCATCGTTGTAGTGAACCATGCCAACGGCATACTCACATGCGCTCTCAGCTTCCAGCTTTGACCGCTGGGCTTGTACCAACTCCCGCGCAACCATCTCCAACGGAGACGGCGTGGCCAACAGGCGCTTCATCATGGCGATCATGCTTGCTCCTCAATTGCTTTGGCCAACTTGGCCCGGTTTTGCTCGTAGACGGTGTTGAACAGAATCTGGGCACCCGCTCTGTTGATAGTGCCGTCTGCAATCCTTGTGATGATTGCGGCCAAGTACTCTGGCGGCATAAGAGCGCCCATAACCTGCCACCTTTGGTTTTCAGTCATGCTTGCTCCTTTTCAACTGGTACATCGCGCCATTCCCCATCATCCACAACCCAATCGTCATGCGCCCATATTTTCTTTTCCCACCATTGCTGGAGGATGCGGATTGTTTTTGATTCCGTTACATCTTTGTAGTTTTGAAATGGTACTTGTACTGTGCGCTCAACAAAGCGCAGGCTGGATGTTGGTGTCATTTGCACTCCTTGGTGAACACGGCCAGCGGATTGACGCACGGCGGGTGGTAGGTGGCGTAGCCCATGTAGAACCCCACCACGACAATGGTGGAGACAAACCCCACCAGTGCGAAGAAGTCAGCGAAAAAGTCAGCGATGTATCTCATGACTGCACCTCTTTTGCTTTGCGCTTGGCGTAGTATTTTCGAGCAGCGGCATTTTGGCGCACGCGCTTGTCGATCAGGGCTTGGGTCTGCTCAATGGTAAACATTCCGGTAGGCAGGCCGCCGGACGTTTGCACGGTGTGGTCCTTGAAATCGGCCAGCACGGTGTTGCGGCCCATTTTCTGTTCCAGCATGCGCACACGCGCACTGGTGCTTGCCACCATGTGCAACATCTCGTGGTGCATCTCATTGACCCGGCGCTCAAGGTCGGCGATGCGTTTGAAGGGGTTCCAGTTCATGTGTGTATCTCCAAAAAGTTAAAGGAAGCCCGATAGTACAACAAAAACTTGTACCCACAACAAAATATTTTTAAAAAGTTACAAACCGACCGGAAAAGTGGTGTAGGATCGGCCTGTCCACAACAATCCCGTTGTGGCTTTACGGAGATACACACATGAGCCTAGAGCAAGCGCTTGAGCGCAATACCGAGATGATGGCGGACCTGATCCGCGCACTGGAGGGCTTCCAGCCCGCAGCCCAACAGGAGGCACCCCCCGTCCCAAAGTTGCACCCCGCAGCGGTTTGGCCTTCGACCCTGACGACCCCGACACCGGCCGCAATCGCTACGTCTACGGAGACGAACGCTACTACGCAAACGATTGAGTACGCGCAGGTGGCCGCAGCCATCACCAGCACGTTCAAGATCGACCGGGCCAAGGTCGTGGCGGCGTTGGGCAAGTTCGGCGCGGCCAAGGGTCCCCAGCTCAAGGTCGAGGACTACGCGGCCTTCCTTGAGGAGCTGAAAGCATGAGATATAACCCCGTAAAAGACGGCGGGGAAGCCTTTCCGTCACACCCACAAGCGGATGTCCAATACAACTTCATTGCTCACGGCATGAGCCTGCGCGATTACTTTGCCGCCAAGGCACTTCAGGGGCTCTTGGCCGACCCCAACAATGGATGGCAGGACGTAGAGTACGCAGAAGCGGCTTATACGCTGGCAGATGCGATGTTGGAGTCACGCAAATGAGCGCACACGCCCAGCTATCCCCCAGCTCGGCCGTGCGCTGGATGACCTGCCCCGGCTCGGTGCGGATGTGCGAGGGCATACCCGACACCAGCTCTGCCGCCTCGTTGGAGGGCACGATGATGCACGGCGTGGCGTCGCACTGCCTGATCCAAGGCACTGACGCAGCCGGGTACGTCGGCGTGACCGATCCCATAACCGGGCTGATCTTGCAGCACGAGCAGGCGCAGGCGGTCCAGACCTACGTGGATACGGTGCGCGACATTGTTGTGACTACCGGCGGTGCGCTGCTGGTCGAGCAGCGGCTGTCCATCTGGCACATGACCGGCGAGGAGGATGCCCACGGCACCGCCGACGCCGTGATCCTGACGATGGACGAGCTGATCGTCATCGACGCCAAGTTCGGTCGGGGCGTCGCGGTGGACGCCGAGGAGAACCCGCAGCTCATGATGTACGCGGCTGCGGCCTACGTGGAGCACGAGCTGGCCTACGATTTTGAGCGCGTGCGCATGATGATCGTGCAGCCCCGCTTGAACGCCAGCCCCGAATGGACCATCCCCGTGCCCAAGCTGAACGAGTTCATGGAAGAGGTGCAGGTCTCGGCGGAGCTAACCCGGCAGCCGGATGCCCCGCTGGTGGTGTCCGCGAAGGGTTGCCAGTGGTGCAGGGCCAAGGCAACCTGCCCGGCCATCACCAACCAGATCATGGACGACTTCGACGACGTGGTGCCCGAGACGGCGGACGAGCGGGATCTTGCGCGAATCATGGCCAACGCGGACATGATCGAGAAGTGGGTCAAGGCCGTGCGTGCCGAGGTTGAGCGCCGCCTGCTGGCCGGTGAGCCGGTCCACGGCTACAAGCTGGTGCAGGGCAAGAAGGGCAACCGGCAGTGGGCCGACCCGGACGCCGCAGAGGAGACGCTCAAGTCCATGCGGATCAAGCACGACCAGATGTACGACTACAAGCTGGCCAGCCCCACCAGCATCGAGAAGCTGGCCAAGGCCGGGGATGTTGGGCCACGCCAGTGGACCAAGATTCAGGACTTGATCACCCAATCCGAAGGGCAGCCATCGGTGGCACCCGAATCCGATAAGCGGCCCGCGCTGGTTACGTCAGCGACCGCTTCTGACTTTGACGACGTGACGAATTCCTAACCTTTTGGAGAACCCCATGAAAGTAAAACTGACAAACGTACGCCTGAGCTTCCCGAGCCTGTTTGAGGCCAAGACCGTCAACGGTGAGGGCAAGCCCGCCTTCAGCGCGGTCTTCCTGCTCGACCCCAAGGACCCGCAGGTCAAGGCCGTCAACGCGGCCATCGAGGCCGTGGCCCGCGAGAAGTGGGGCGTCAAGGCCGACGCCAACCTGAAGACCCTGCGCGCGGCCGACAAGACCTGCCTGCACAGCGGCGACCTGAAGTCCAACTACGCGGGCTTTGAGGGCATGCTGTACCTGAGCGCACGCAACGCGCTGCGCCCCTTGGTGATCGACGTCAACAAGTCCCCGCTGGCCGAGGAAGACGGCAAGCCCTACGCAGGCTGTTTTGTGAACGCCAGCGTCGAGCTGTGGGTGCAGGACAACAACTACGGTAAGCGCATCAACGCCACGCTGGCCGGTGTGCAGTTCTACCGCGACGGTGAGCACTTCGGTGGCGGCGCTATTGCCGATGCCGACGAGTTCGACGACCTGACGGCGGAAGACTTGGTTTAATGAATAGGGGGGAAAGCGGATGCCGTAGCGTTTGCGGGATCTTTCTATACGGACGCAGCGAGTACCCCCGCCTTTTACATACACGCCAAAGACGCATATGTCAGAACGAATGCAAAACGCCATGGCCCTTGCAAGCAAGTGCTGGGAGAAAGCCTACGGGACCGCGCCAGAATTTGTGGAGGGCTACCTATTTTGCGCTGAACAGTTGCTTATGCAAAAGCCCGTGGTGCTCGGAGACGAGTTTCGGGAATATTGCACGCAGAAGAAACTGTACCGGCCAAGCGAACTTCACCCCAACGTGTGGGTATCCGGTGTCCGGGCTTTGAAAAGCCTTGGCTGGATTCACCCGTTGGGGAAAGTTGAGCCCACCCAAGCACACAACCACATGCCTGTCGTCACGCAATGGCGCAGCATGATTTATTTACGTCTTGAAGACCTTATTTAGACACACCGGAGATACACACATGAGCCGAATCAAAGACAAACTGATGGACGTCATAGAGGCCGTTGACGGCCTGCTGGGCGAAGGATACGCAAAGAAGAACCCCGACCTGATTGGCCGGGTCTACCAGTCCGAGGCCCTGATCGAGGGCTGGGAAGAAGTCCTGCACGCAATCCGCACTGCCAGCGCGCAATGACCACGCTGTACTTGGACTTGGAGACCTACTCCAAGACCCCAATCGCGCACGGCACCCACGCCTACGCCGCCGACGCAGAGATCCTGCTGGTGGCGTGGGCGGTGGACGACGAGCCCGCGCAGGTCCATGACGTCACGCTGACTGGGATGCGGATGCCCCCGGAGCTGACCGAGCAACTGGTGAAGACTGACGTCACTGTCGTCATACACAACAGCCACTTTGACCGCACGGTTATGCAGCGCGCGTGGGGTTTGTGCCTTCCCCCTATCCGCATCCATGACACCATGGTGCAGGCCCTGAGCCACGGCCTACCGGCCTCGCTGGGCATGCTCTGCGAGGTGCTGGGGCTGCCCGCAGACAAGGCCAAGGACAAGGACGGCAAGCGGCTGATCAACCTGTTCTGCAAGCCCCAAGGCGTAAACCGCAAGATCGCCCGCGCCACCCGGGACACGCACCCGGCGGAGTGGGAGCGCTTCAAGGCGTACGCTGCCTCCGACATTGAGGCCATGCGCGCGGTCATGGAACGTATGCCCAACTACAACATGAGCCAGACCGAGATGGCGCTGTGGCAGCTCGACCAGCGGATCAACGACCGGGGCGTGGCCATCGACATGGATCTGGTGCATGCGGCCATTCGGGCCGTGGACCGGGCGCAGGGCGACCTTACCGCGCAGGCGCTGGAGCTGACCGACGGCCAAGTTGCAAATACCACGCAAGGCGCAGCGTTGCGCTTGCACATACTTGAGAATTACGCAGTGGACATGCCCGACCTGCAGATGGCCACGGTGGAGAAGACGCTGGCCATGGACGTGGACCCGGCGCTCAAGGAGCTGCTGCGCGTGCGCTTGCAGGCCAGCTCCACCAGCACGGCCAAGTACAGGGTGCTGGCACGCGGCACCAGCGCGGACAAGCGTCTGCGTGGGCTCTTGCAGTTCAACGGCGCGGCGCGTACCGGGCGCTGGGCTGGGCGGCTGTTCCAGCCCCAGAACCTGCCCCGGCCGTCGCTCAAGCAGGAGGCGATTGACGCGGGCATCGAGGCCATGCTGGCCGGGTGCGCACACCTGACCACCGACAACGTCATGGAGTTGGCCAGCTCGGCCATCCGTAGCTGCATCGTCGCCCCGTTCGGCAAGAAGCTGGTGGTGGCCGACCTGTCCAACATCGAGGGCCGGGATCAGGCGTGGCTGGCCAACGAGGAGTGGAAGCTCCAAGCCTTCCGCGAGTTCGATGAGGGCATCGGCCCGGACCTGTACAAGTTGGCCTACAGCAAATCCTTCGGCACGACCCCTGACAAGGTCACCAAGGACCAGCGGCAGATCGGCAAGGTGCAGGAGCTGGCGTTGGGCTACGAGGGCGGCGTGGGGGCCTTTGCGACCTTCGCAGGGGCCTACGGCATCAACCTAGACGAGCTGGCCGACAAGGTGCTGGAGAACGCCCCACGGGGGCTGGTGACAGCGGCCGACAACTACTTCGCCTTCGTGATCAAAGAGAAACGCCCACGCTACGGGCTGTCCGACGACGCCTTCGTGGCCTGCGACGTGCTCAAGCGGGCGTGGCGCGAGGCGCATCCCAACATCACCGGCTACTGGGCGCAGCTCAAGAACGCGGTCATACGGGCCATGAACCACCGGGGGTCCACCGTCGTCGCGCTGGGGCTGAAGATCACCAGCACGAGCTGGCTGCGGATCGTGTTGCCGTCAGGCCGTTCGCTGGTCTACCCGCACCCCAAGCTGGTGGACGGCGCGGTCACCTACATGGGCGTGGACCAGTTCACGCGCAAGTGGACGCGGATCAGCACGCACGGCGGCAAGCTGTTCGAGAACCTGTGCCAAGCCGTCGCCCGCGACGTGATGGCCGCCAACATGCCCCGCATCGAAGACGCGGGCTACCAGATAGTGCTGACGGTGCATGACGAGATCATCGCCGAGGCCCCCGACCAACCGGAGTTCAACGCGGACCACCTAGCATCCCTGCTGGCCACG